GTGCGAACCATGCCCTCAAGGTGCATGACCCGGAGTTCGTGGTGGTTGTAGTCCGAGTGGCGGCGCCCGTCGACCGCGTCATGACAGGCGCTGCATGACCAGGCTCCCTGCAAGTCGTTCGGCTTGAGGCCAACCCCGCAGCGGGTACCGGACATACGGAAGTGGGCCAGGACAGTGGTCTCGCTGTCTCCATTGCAAATGTTTGGCACGCGGATCTGGCAGTCACGACCCGGAGCGGCCTTGGTCAGCTTGGTCTGCCTCATACATCCACCGCCGTGGCCTTGGTTTCAAGCTCGATCAGCAGTTCAAGGAAGTGCTTCGCCTTCTCCAAATCCTTGATTCCGCCCTTGTCACGCCACCGGGTCACGTACTTGATCACGTTGCCCTCTGCGAACGGAATGCCATTGGCATGGATGAACTCAATGGGCTGTATTTTCAGCGACTTGTAATGGTCGCCAGCTACCTGCGTGTTGAGGGCGCTCATTTCGCTTGATCCTTGAAGTAATACTGACCACGCCCGTCATTCATGACCTTGGCCGTCTTCAGCAGGGTTTTGAGTTGTTCCCAGGTGAGGATCATTGGGTTGGCTCCTTGCTCGCGCGATTGGAGATGTAGTGCAGCAACAGCGGACCACAGGTGAGAACCACCAGAAGCAGCATCGGGCGCAAGCCGCCACCCACGAACAGGCCAGTCAGCGCGTAGATCGAGCAGACAGCGATGGCAATCTGAGTACGAGTCATTGGCCCGACCCCTTTTCCAGAACTGCCCGATACCCGGCCACCTCGGCCATATCCCGGTCATATTCGCGGCGAGTCACCGGATGCATGTCGTCCGGCATCTGGCCGCCGAACTTGCCGAGCATTTCGCTGTGCAGTGAGTCGGAGCACTCGGTCAGCGTGGTGCGAAGCAGGTCGTTTTCGCCCTTGCGCAGATCGTTTTCGAGCTTAAGCACGTACACCAGCTCAACCAGATCGTGATAACCATGGCGGTGCAGCGGCAGCTCTTCGCCCTTGAGCGCGACGGCAACACCGGCAAGGATTTTGGCGAGGGTTTGGACGACAGCATCACTCTCTTCGCACTCAGCCTTGAGCTGGATGATTTCAGCGACCATCCGCTGCGTATCGCCAATCCCTGGTGGAATGAACTGCTCGGAGTCCAAGCGGATCTGTTCGAGTTCCTTATCGTTCAGGGCGATCATTCGCAAAGCTCCTTAGGCACGCTCACTGTCTCGCCGAGTACAGAGGCGACGATGGCTCGGCAGGCTGCGATGAGGTGGGTCGGACCGAATGCGCCGCTCACATCGCCGGGCATGACTGGCATCCCGGAGTCATCGCAAACGCTGGCGTAGAACAGGCCTTTGCGCTCGGCGGTGATGTCGATGTTGAACTTGTCGATCAGTGGCCCGCCGCAATGCCAGCAGGTCGAAGGTGCATACCCTTGCTCGCCTTCGCCGATTGGCAGAGCCAGGGAGCCGAACATCGCAAACGGCTTCTTGGGCTCTGCGCCTTTCGGGGAAAGCATGATGGTCTTGACCTCATCGATCTGAGCCACGGCCCAATCCAGCGCCGCGCCCGAGAGTTCAGCCGTTTTCACCTCCACTAACTCATTCATTGCGTGATGCCTCCACGTCGGGCCCGCAATTGGGCGAGAGCACTGTTGCCAACTGCCAGGGTGATGACGGGCGCAGGCCCGGCAAGCTCGGCCACCGGCAGCGGTCCGACGTCTTCGCCGCGCCAAACCTTGCAGACCTGAACCATGTATCGCTTCTCGAAGCTGGTCAGCCCAAGTTCACGGCTCAGCAACGGCAGACTGTGAAATCCTGCGGCGGCAGTGGCGTGGTACACGGCCGGGTGGAACCACTTTTCACGGCCGCGCATTGCTGGGTGGCAGTTGCGCAAGGCCTGCTCATATGCCGCTTCAACGGTGGGAAGACCTATCATTTCCGGCGTGGGCACGCAGCCCTGAATGAACTTGCCAACGCTCGGGATGAAGTCGGATGCCTCGGCACGGCAGCGAGTCAGGCCGATATCGATCTGCTCCTGCGTGCAGATGCCGTTTTCGATGAAACCCTGCAACCAAGTCTTTTTCGATTCGAGGTAGGACTTCTTGTCAGGCCAAGCCTGGCGCCAAGCTGTGCGGATCGAGCGCAACTCCTTGAACAAGTGGTTGATAACCTGCCCGGTTTCCCGCGCCCGATCCTGCTGAGCCTGGACGGAAACCTCAGTACCAGACTCGATGAATTCGCCTGCATGAACCTTGCTGAGCGCCGAAGCGGCGTAAGCGGAAACCTGCTTCATGATTTCACCCCGTACATCCAGCTGGTGTCGTCGTCATCGATGTTTTCGAGTGTTGCTGCGCCTGCGGTCTTGGTGCGGTCGCGCTTGACCCAAGCCGCAAGCCGATAGGACCAGCCGGCTGAGCTCTCAACCGTCGAACTGCGCGCGACCCAAAAACCCTTGAAGCTGGCGATCAGTTCAGGGGTTGCGGCGTCAGCAGGAAGCGCCGCGATTTTGAGCTGGGCCGTCAGCGATTTTTCAGCGGGCTCCCAGTCAGCGAACATGGCGAAGCGTTGGCGGTCATCCGGAGCATCGATAGCCGCACGATTCTGCTCGTCGATAACGTCCGAAATTTCGCGCTGCTGCAGCTGTTCGGTTACTTGATGGTTAAGTGGTGTATTGGGTGCAGATTCTGCACCCCGGTCTGTCGAAATCTGCACCCCGTCCTGTTGTAGGTTGCACCCCGTGTCGTCATCTGCACCCCGCTTTGACCGGGGTGCAGAATTTGCACCCCGTGACAGGTGAAGGTCATACACCACGGGGCGTCTGTCACGCTCGTCGATGTAAACAGCAGCAAGAGCCTGATTACCTCGGACGATCCAGCCGGCCTCGCGCAGAAGCTCAAGTTTGTAGCGAACAGTCCGCTCAGAAAGGCCTGTGTCTTCGCTCAGCGTGGAAGCCGCCGGGAAGCAACCGCGACCATCAACGCCAGCGTAGTTGGCAAGACATAGCAGGACATGGCGGGCAGATGAATCAGAAAGGTCAGCCTTGCGAATTTTCATCGCCCAGGCCATGGCTTGAACACTCACAGTGCAGCTCCAATATTCTTCTCGGCCAGCAAGACAAGGCCTTTTGGGGTTACGAGGGGTTGAAATGCAGCGCGCTCTACACCGGTCTCTTCGTCCGGGCGCAGCGCGGTTACCTTGTGGATCAGCAGGCCGGACTGGATGCGGGGCTCCATGGCGACCCAGCGCGTGGAATTGCCGCGACGGTAGATCCAGCGATTCTGTTGAAGCCAGTCGAACAGCTGGGCCGGACGGATTTGCAGCTGCTTGGCGGCGTCAGTGATGCAGATCGCACCACAAGCACCGGCCAGGCGCCGAATAGCCGCCACCTTCGGCGCCTGTCGCTCAATCACCTGTAGCAACTGCTGGTTTTCTTCTGCCTGCGCCGCAGCAAGGCGTAGCGCCTCGGAGAACGACGCGGGAATCTGGAACTGGCCGATCACTCGGCCTTCGAGTTCGTGCCAGCGGCGAATCACCTTCATGCGTAGACCAGCGCTGTAGCCGGTGAGCAGGCAATCGGTATGCTCGCGGTCAAGCAGGTATTCGATCTGCTGCCTGTTCTGACCGTCCAAATAGATGTGCTCAAAACTGAGTACATCTCCCTTGAGGTCCTGAACCATGGCGATTACATCGCGCTTCACATTCGCGTGGCGCTTATCGGTCAGCTCGGCAATCTCGCGAGACGACATAACCTGACGCGTCAGATTTGGCGATGTCTGCAAAACTGACGAATCCGCCCTGCTATTGATCGGTGGGGAGATGGTGTGCATAATCGGCCTCGCAAAGTGTTGTTAAAGAAGCCGGGTCACTACCCCGGCTTTTTTTATGCCTGCGATTCAGGCGTTATAGGTGTCCAGCGCTTCCGTGGTAGCTTTTTGCTTCCACACGAAAAGGCCTCGGAGGCCGGACATGACAGATCTACCGGAAGAAAGAATCCCAACGATTGACCTGAAATCCTTTCTGGAACAGTTCGCAGGAATGCCCGATGACACGCGAGTGGGCTTTAGCGGACTGAACCTGTATCGGGTGAAATGGCGCGGAGAAACGATGGTGAACGTTGAATTCAATGAGCATGTTCATCGGGACTCGAAAGGGAATCTGGTTGTTGAAGCTCCGGAACCAAGCGACTGAGTTCGTGAATCACCATTTCTAGGGAGCGCGGGGGGTAAACCGAATCAGGCAGACCTCCTTTCCAAGTCCGGACGGTAATGAGTCCGTTATCCAACAGCTCCATACGGATGACGGGCTTTATAGGGAGTCGAATCTCCGAGGCTTCACTCGCTGCGGGAAGTGGTTGTTGTGCTTGAAGATCACGATCGGGCCGTTTTGATAAACCGCACCACCGGAGAAGACGTCGAAGTTTGCGTCGAAGCTGTTCACGCCAGCCGAGAAGCCGTCGAAGCTCTTTTGCGGAGTAGATGACGCCAGGCGATGGCCCCTTCATGCGACCTTCACCGACTCTTCCAGCAGGTCCAGCTTCTGGCGGGTGTGGCCGATTTCTCTGCGGATCGAAGCCTTTTCTGTCTGGCACACGCGGCCGTCTTCCAGCGCACGGCAAACTTCCAACGTGACTTCTGCCATTTCTGACGATAGATGCAGCAATGCCTGGTTCAAAGTCACTGGCTGGGGGGCAACAAGCGCCACAAGTTCGAAACCCAACTCCCGAGCCAGGATCTGAAGCGGACGGTGATCTCCGGTGTGCAGCATCACGCCGTACAGCTGTTCGATAGTCAGGTGGTGGGCATCGTTGTCCGGGTTTGCACGCTGAAGAAGGCTCACGTGAGAAAGCCCCATTTTTGCGGCCAGTGCCTTGGGTTCGTTCTCTTTCACAGCGGCTTGGCACGCATCCAAGAAAGCTTCCATTCGTAAAACCTCACTTTTGTTTCCGTGGTGGCTCAGTGCCAACAGGGCGAAACTCTGTTCATCAACCGATCAGGGATAAACCCATGACCATTTCCAGTCCTTTTTCAGGGATCCGCATCGCCAAAACTCACCGCCGCCCATCGCGGTCTATAGGCAGCCGACTTCCTGATAGAGGACTGAGCCGGAAACGGCTTCAGCTCCTGTCCTTGGTAGGTGCCATCAGGAAGCTCGGTTACGTAAACCTGGCGCTCTGCCTTAAGAGCTTTGCTGATACCGCCCTGGGACATACGCAAAGCAGCAGCAGCTCTGATTTGGCCAACAGTCGCGACAAATTCGTTTAGCGGAATGCTCTGCATTTTGGGTCTCCTACGCGATTCATGCGTAAGTATTACCTGCGGTCTTTATTAAGTCAATATCGGCGGTCTTGGAATGTTATTACCTGAAGTAATACAGTTCAGCTATGAATAAACCTGCGAAAAAACGTGAATTGACCGAAGAAGAGATGCGCGAATGCGCAGCTCTGAATGCTATTTATAAGGCGAAAAAAAAGGAGCTTGGGCTTAGCCAGGAAAAAATCGCCATTGAAGGACTCAAGGCGAACAGCCAGAGCGCTGCCAGCCATTACCTGACGGGTCGAAACGCTCTGAACGTTGAGGCTGCTTCCGTATTTGCTCGCTACCTGCAGGTGCCAGTCTCAGCTTTCAGCGCCAGGCTTGCTAAGCAGCTAGCAGAGATGGCTCAACCAGAGCAGTCGAATGTATCCATGCTTGTGCAGCCCGACATGATTTATCGTTACCCGGTGATAAGCTGGGTTTCTGCCGGCTCGTGGGAAGAAGCCGTACAGCCCTATCCTGACGGTTTCTCTGATCGGTATGAAATTTCTGACTACGACTCGAAGGGTCCGGCATTCTGGCTTGAGGTCAAAGGCGACTCGATGACCTCGCCCAGCGGCGTCAGCGTTCCTGAGGGAATGATGATCCTCGTAGATACCGAGGCGGCCGTTCAGCCAGGAAAACTCGTGATAGCCAAACTGCCAGCGAGCAATGAAGCAACCTTCAAGAAGCTTGTCGAGGATGGCGGAACCCGCTATTTAAAGCCGCTCAATCCCGCTTACAAGATGGTCGAGTGCGATGAAAACTGCAAAATCATCGGCGTTGCTGTCCGCATGAGCGGCAGGCTGTAATGCATGGCAGCAGCCTCGATTATTAATCGAAAGATAGGGCATGCCGCCGACTGTCATTAATCAGCGGCTGAAGCGATCGATTGCTTCCTGATACTTCTGCGCGGTGGCGGCCTGCTCGGCTTTAGCTGCGCGTAATGCTTCCGCGGCTAGCTTCTGTTGACGCGCCAGCACCGCTAAATCCCGTCCGCGCTTTTTAGTAGCGGCATCGGACGAATCCATATCTCGCTGCGCCTCTCGCTCAAGCGCCGGGATGTCGATAGAAAGAAGCTGATCCGTGGCTTCATCATGGTGACTTCGCCCCTTCGGGGCCGAGTTGGCCAGCGGAACTCGGATGCTGACTGCTCCGCCCGACTCTAGGGTATTGCACGGCTTATCGGAAAAACCCACCCCGCCACTCGAATCGACGCACTTGTAAATATCTGCCCGAGCGGTGGCTACAAGCACCGCCGTGGCGATCATTGAAACGATCAGTAGCGAACGCATACGTACCTATCCTTGGCTGTAAAACTTGCG